GCTCCTATAAATGTAACCGCTAATCCAAGAGCCATTAAAGCAGCAGCTATAGAAAATATTGCTGCGCTAGCAGCAATTAAACCACCTGCTACTTTAGGATTTCCTGCAGCAGTACCTATAGCTGTTAAACCGGTTGAAATTGCTGTAGTTATAGCCGTTATTGCAGCAGCAATACCGGGGCTAGCTGCAGCACTTTTTGTGCCAAACGATAATATTGCAGCACCAGCTGTAATTAATGGCGCTATCATTGATCCAACAACAAAAACTAAAGATGGTATTAACACAAGTAATAAAGCAATTGGTACTAACAAACCCCCAGAAGCTTCATTTAACTCTACTACCTTAATAATAAAATTTTTAACTTTTTCAAGAAGCGGAGTTAAAAATATAACTAATTGGTTATAAACACTTGCAAGTTGTTTACCTATATCAGCTGCATGCGCCATAGCCTCATTTAATTTTGCTTGTGTTGCTTCTGTTTTCATTTGTTCAATACGCATATCAGCAGTAGAAGTATTAAAATATTTTGCAGCATCACCGGCATTTTTAAATCCTAAAGATTGAGCTATGCTTTTTTGTGTAGCACGATCCATATCAGCAAATTGTCTTCCAGATAAATCAAAACCTTGTTTAATTAATTCTATGCGTTCTTGCTCGTTAGCTTGAACTAATTCAAGAGAATTTAAATAGTTATCACCCAATATTGAATTTAAAACAGCAGCTTTTTGTGCTGCACCTTCAAATGTATCGAATCCTTCAGCTATTGATACAAGATCGCCAATAGACATACCAAGAGATTTTGCTTGTTTTTCTAATCCATAAAATACATCTTGTGCTTTTTTACCGTTTGCAGCTAATTGTGGCATGACAGCATTAAAATCTTTAATCATTGCTGCTGGTGCCATGCCGATACCTTTTGCAGTCTTTGCCATTGTTTCCATTGCAGCACCAGCATCTTCTCCAGCTATATTTAACGTTTTAGTAAAAATATCAAAAACAGCACCAGATTCTGCGGCACTAACATTTAAATTTTCAAATTTTGCCGCAGTTGCAGCTAAACTACTTTGTACTTGAGGAGTTTGATTAGTAAAACTAACCATGCTTGTTACTAAAGCACCGGTTGTTCTTGTTAAATCTGCAACTCCAACGCCATATGCACCAAGCTGTGCTACCGCTTCTGGTTTAACAATTTCTGAGGCTATCATGCCTGTTGTTTTTGCAAATTCTTGGTTAGCTGCTACTACAGCGCTTAATTGGTTTTTAATTATTTGATAACCGCCAGCTATTGTAAAAGTTTTTACTATTTGGCTTTCTAATACATCATTTACAAAAGAGCGTCCAATCGTGGATATTTTATCCATTAAACTCTTTTTTGTTTCAAGACCCTTTAATGTTTTTTCTTGTCCTGCTATTTGTTTTTTAAGAGTTTCGTCATCCTCATTAGCAAGATCATATATTTGTTTAAGTTTTTTACGCTTCTCTTCAAGAAGATCTTTTTCATCTTTGCTAAGAGAGACTTGATTTATTGAATCGAGATAAAATTTCTCATTAATTTCTAAAAGTTCTTTTTCAACTATTGAAATGTTTTCTCTAGCCTGTAAAATTTGTTTATATTTATTTACAGTATCCTCTAATTCTACTCTTTGTTTTATTAATTCTTCTTTAAATTTTGCGGCTCTAGAACCAAGTCTATTAAAAATAATATCCAAATTTTCTTCTGTGGTTAGGGTATTAGAACGAACTTTATCTATTTCACTTAAAATATTTAAAATTTTCTTATACGATTCTGGATCGGTACTTGAAACATTTGGTGGATTTGGATTTTGAGCCATAATATTTTACCTATTAATACTATAAATAGTAAGCAAAAAAAAAGTGAGCAGCATAGCTGCTCACCTATTATTTTCTACTAGCTTTTTTTAGTTCATCTGATTCTTTTTTAAGTTGTTCTGATAGTTTATCAACAAACCATTTTCTCAAACCTATCGGCAAATTATAGCTTTCAAAAAGGCTAAACCCACCATAATATTTCAAATAAAAAAACTGTTCATATATATTTTCTTGATATTCACTACTTAAACCAAAAAAAGTCTGCAGTCAGCGGAACCTCCATAGTTGTTTCATAATCACATTTTGAACATACAAAAGTATGATTTAAATCAACATTTGGAACTGTTTGTTGATAAGCATTACGCAGATATTTAGCGTCAGAAGCAGGCATAGCTTCAACGGCTTTGGTAATAACATCTTTATCAGTAACCTGTTGAATACTGACAATCATCATTCTTAATTGTTCGATAAGTAAACTATCGTTACCTGCAGAAGATTTCTTTTTAACTTCTGAAATTCTTAGCAATTCTTTTTCATCATACCCGTTTAACGCTCTACAAACAACATTCCACTTGGTGCTTGGTAAGGTAAAAGCGAAAGTTCCATCTTCATTAAAAGAAGTTGATACTTCTAATCGATCTTCAACAGCTTTTTCTAATTTTTCATTTAAATCAAAAGAATTTTTAACTTTTTCGTAACACGAAGGACAAGTAACCTGTGTTAAATATTTATTGCCATATGCTGAAATTCTGGCTGCTACAAGAATTGCATTCCTATCTTCTGTAGTTAAGGTGTCTGTGTTAATATTTTTATCAAAAACAAGTGCTTGTATTAATTTATCTAATACAACTCCTTTTTTAAGGAGATTTCTAGAAGAAAGTATATCTTCTTCTTTAGCTGTCATTTGCTTTATTTCTATACTATCTTTTTTATATAGTGGGTGATGCGGTGGATACAAAAGCCCTTTAGATGGCAACAGAACAACTTCTGTTGGATTCATAAATTCCAACGGTGCCGATACACCCACTTGTTGTATCTGTGGTGTAGAATCCTGTCTAGGAAGATTGGCTCCTAGTCTTTCTTCATTATTTCTCATTGTAACCTACGCTTTCTTATTGTTATGTATCAAATCCATCTTTTGAATCTACTGTTGCATAATCATAATTTATAGTAAATGAAACCTCTACTATTTCTTCACTTGCATAGTCTAGTTTACCATAATCTATGTTAGATATAAAAGGATTAATTAATGTCCATACTTCTGCTTCACGACCAGCGCCATCTATTTGAATTAACTGAAGGGAAAAACCAAATGGCAAAGAAGAAAATGTTTTAGTTATACCCGGATTTAATGTGTCTATGTTTTTAGCAACATTTGTGGGTGCAGTTGTTTCTCCACTAGCTTTAGCTGCTTGCTGTGTTCCGTTATTAGGTTGATAACCACCGACTTTCATTATAAAGTTTTGTAAAACACTTGGTAAAGAAAGTTCTCCTTTGCGACTTCTAACAGAAGCCATTTTTACATTAATAGGTTTCCATTTTAAAATACCGGGATACTTATGAACACTGTTTAATAATATATGCTCAGTGACATTAATATCAAATGAAGGTTTATCGCAGCTTTTTAAAGCAAACTGATTAGCGTTTAAACCTTGGTCAGTGAAATTAATGTACCATCTATATTGCCTTAATGGTTCAGGATTTGGTTCATTCCAAAAAGACATATAAAATTAACTTTTTTATTATTTTCTAAGTATCTCTAGAAGCGCCAGTAGAAGCGCCGTTAGTTTGTTTTAATTCTGCACTATCGTATCTAATTGTGCATTGGATATCAACTATTTCTTCGCTTGCATAATCAAGAGCGCCGAATTGAACACTTGTAAAGAAAGGTTTTTTTAATATCCATTGTTCTATTTCTAGACCAGCAGAATCTATTTGGTAAATTCTTATAGATTCACCTATTGCTTTATTAAAATTAGATTTGCTTATTGTTTTTAATTGATCGGATGCATATCCAGTTGGGTATTGATAGCCAGCAGATAATAATACATTATATAATACATCATCCACTGATGGCTTAAGAGCGGCAGCAATAGTCATATTTATGCTTTCCCACTCAAGACGACCGGGATAATAATAAAAATGGTTAAGATATTTATGAGTTATTTCATTAACTTTAGCTTTTGGTTTATCCACTTTTTTAAGAGCATAAGTAACACCATCTAAAGTATTTTGTGCTATATTTGTTGGAAGTGTTCCTGTCGTGCCAAATACCATATACCATCTAAATTGTCTTAAAGGTTCACCTGCAGAATTCCAAAATGCCATTTTATTTTCTCCTAATTTCCTTTATAATATATAGTATTTATTTTAAATTAATCTTCAAAACTTGCACCAGTAGGAGCAATTACGAAATCTATTGCTATATATTCAATTGCGCGTGCTGGTTTTAATAATACCTTAGCATACACAACGTTTCTATCAATTAGATCTGGTGTAGTGGTTGTTTCATCTAATACTAATCTATAATCAGTTAAACCAAATCCCGCCTTAACACCAGCCAAGAAAGGTTCTGCTTGATTCAAGAAACGATTCCAAGTAACTTGTGTGTTTTGATCGAAAAGAACAGTAGCAGCAAAACGGCTAATTTCTTTCTTAACATAAATCATCAAACGACGAACATTGATACGATCAAGAGCACTTGGTGTTACTTGCAAAGTCTTTTGACCAAATATTACTATGCCTTCTGCTGGGAATGTAGCAATCGGATTGATGTTTGCATCGTATAAAGCGTCACGATCTTTAGAGGTTAATCTAAGAGCCGTTTGCAACACAGGAATACCAGCGGCACCATTTGACAAACCGCCACGATTAAAGCCTGCTGGTGCAAACCATAATTCAGTAGAACGTTGAGCGCTTGAGAATGTACCCAAGGCTGCAATAGAAGGTGGTAACCAAACTTTATTACCAGTAGCAGTATCTTGTGCTAATACCCAAGGGAAGAAGGCACAACCATAGCTGCTATTAATAGATCTATCTTTTAAGTTACTTACAACAGTGCTAACCAATGGCTTGCTACGAGGAGTTTCTGGATTATAATCTCCCTCTAAATCTATAATTGCCAACGCATCACCACGGGCTTCACATTTTTGAACCATCAAAGAAGTTAGATTTTTATTTTCAATACCGGGAGCAGTAAGTAAATTCATTTCTACTACCTCTGGATCGGCAACGCTTTCAACTGCAACCTTAACGCTGTTATAAGCATAGTTATTTGTTTCAGTTGCAGATGTTGGTAGCTTACGCTTACAGAATGGATCTTTTTCAGTAACATCAACGCCATCTGAACCACCAACTAGCGGCAATACGAATTTGTTAAATCTATTAAGTACAGCATCAGATAAACTGTATGACGAACTAACAGCGGTTAATGAACTACCAGAAGCTCTATTCCCTTCAGCCCAAACAGCATATTGATTGCTAGAGCCTGTTAATTTGACATCATCTAAGCTGAACATAAATGAATATTTAGAGGCCGCAGTAGCGGTTGTTGGGAAACTAACATGTTTTTCTTTTAATAAATCGCGTACATCTTCGTTAAATCTTCTTGTAGATTCTAAATTGGTTTTTAGTCCCCAATATACATCAGACAACGAAGGAGAAAGACTATCTTGACTAGTTTCTAGCAAAGGAATTTTTGGTAACACAAAACTTGCTGTATAAGGAGAATTACCAGTAACAGCTGTGGCAACGAAACCAAATGCTTGAACGTTAGAGCCACTAGCACCGGCTCTAGGAGAAACATTATATTGTAATGGACCATAGAAACCAAATGGTAATAATGATTGATCCAATAATCCAGTTTCTAAATCAGTATTTAATTCTACTCTAATAAACTTAGAAAGATTATTATATGTACCATATTCTACGAATGCTTTTTTGCTATAATCCCAAACAGAATATTTATCACCAATACGTTTAGCGATATAACTTGGTGAGTTCGCATCAAGGCTCAAGCCAGTAAATCTTTCTACATAAACTGGTGCATTATCGTTATCATCTAGTTTTCTAATAGCTAAAGTAAATGTACCATATTTATAAAATACGTTTGGTGATTCTTTAACATCTTCAATAACAACTTTTAGATTTTGCGAATTCCATTCACCTTCTGATAGGGCTTTAACTCTAAATAATTTTTGTACTGGGTATTCACCAGTTGAGTCAGCACTAAATGATGCTGATAGACCAACATCTTGAGATACTACCCAACCGCTTTCAGCAGTGGTAGCGCCTTGTTTATGGTTAGCGAATTTAACACTTCCACTAACTAATTTAACTATAATACCAGCTACATTGCTGTCAGTATAATTATTTAAATTTTCTTTTACCCAAGTAAGATAGGTATCACCTAAGAAATATCTTTTTCTTTCTGTGGCTAGGCTGGTATTGGTAGCAACAGGGTTTGTGTTTAATACACTGCGAATATATCTCTTT